TTTGACAAAGTTACAGTAAATCGTAATATGAAAGAGTTAACAAATTTATCAAAAAACTTTGGTAAACTATCAGAAGAAGCTTCAGCAGTTCAACAAAGATTAGAAGCTCTATATGAAGATATGGGTATTGTGTTAAGTCGTTATTATGATTTAAATGAAGTGCACGATTACGGACACGAATCAGATGATATCGAAACACCTGAATTAGAAACCGGAGAAGAAAATCCTTATCAAGAACCTATTGCAGATGATGAAATTACAGAAGAAGATACAAAATATGCAAAGTTCTTTAAAGGAGCATTGAAAAAGTTCGGAGTTTCTACACCGGCAGAATTAGGTGATAAGAAAAAAGATTTCTTCAATTATGTAGATAAAAATTACGCAGCAGATAACGAAACAGATTAAGAGGTTAAATTGTTAAAGGTTACAGTTAAAGACAACAAAGTTGAATACGCTCTAAGAAAACTCAAGAAAAAAGTAAAAGACTCTGGTATAATGATAGAACTACGCGAAAGAGAGTTCTACACCAAACCTTCAGTCAAAAAACGAGAGCAAAGAAAAAGAGCTCGTTCTATGTATAAAAATTTATCAAAAAATAAATAAAAAGTCAAGAAAAAAAGACGAATTTTTTCATAATTTTATATTTATATGTAAACACAATATCGGTCAATCGACCAGTTCATATATTGTAATTAATCACACTATATTATAGTTCCCAATAACTATATTGATTCCAACGGAGAAATAAAATGGATGACATACTAAAAGAAGCAATTGCTGATGCTAAAGCACTTCGTGCAACTGCATTAGAAAATGCTAAAATTGCTCTTGAGGAAGCGTTCACACCGCGTTTAAAATCTATGCTTTCACAAAAAATTCAATCAGAAGATTTACCTGATAATGAAGAATATGGTGAAGGTGAAGGTGAAGTAGGTAGTGGAGATGGTCATATGGAAGCTGAAGGCGAAAACGAAGACCCGCAAGAAAGAAAACATTCTGGAATGCAGGGAGAAGACGAAGCTGAAGATGGACCAGAAGAAGCTATGTATGGAGCTGATGTAGACCCAGACTCTCTTGAAAAAGAAGAAGAAGGGGATATGGAAGATACAGGCATGCATGATGATGAAATGGAACCAGACTCTCTTGAAAAAGAAGAAGAAGAAGGTGATATGGAAGATGCAGGTATGCATGATGACGACGCTGATGAAGATGAACTTGATTTAAATTCAGTAATTAAAGAACTTGAAGAAGAACTTGATTCATCAGAAGTAGGAGCACAAGGACCAGAAGGTGAAGGTGCTGACGAAGAAGGTGGAAGTGAAAATTCAGAAGACGAAGTAGTCAAAGAACCAGTAACAGAAGCTGAACACGGAGACGATAAAGATGAATTAGACGAAATCGACCTTGAAGAAGTCTTACAAGCTCTTTCTGAAGAAGAAGGAATGGAAAAAGAAGACGAGGACGATAAAAAAGTTGACGAAATGCAAACACAACTTAAAGAATACAAAGATACAATCGGTTATCTTCGTGAAAAATTAAACGAAGTAAATCTATTGAACGCTAAACTTTTGTTTACTAACAAATTGTTTAGAGGTTTTGGTTTAAACAACAACCAAAAACTAAGAGTTGTAGAGCAGTTCGACAGAGCTCAAAACTTGAGAGAAATCAAATTAGTTTACGCTACATTAGCAGAATCTTTTAAAGGTAATGGTAATAAAAAAGTAAACGAAAGTAAAGGTCAAGCTTCTAAAGCTGTTGCATCTACTGAACCAAAGAAAGAAGTTCTTTCAGAGGGAATGGAAATGAAAAACAGATTTAAGAAATTGGCAAATTTAATTTAAACTATAATCGGAGAGAATAATGTCAGAAATAAACAACATTAGTCAATTACTCGATGGTAATAATCCGCACAAACAATTACTAGAACAAACTAGACAATTAGTTGACAAATGGGAGCCAACTGGTCTATTGGAAGGTATTGATTCTGAAACTAAAAGAAGTGGAATGGCAGTATTGCTTGAAAACCAAGCAAATCAACTTGTTACTGAAGCTTCACAAGTAGGAACAGCATCAAACAATGAACAATGGTCAGGTGTTGCTTTACCGTTAGTTCGTAGAATTTTTGGTGAGTTAGCTGCACAAGATTTTGTGTCAGTTCAACCAATGAATTTACCATCAGGTCTTATATTCTATCTCGATTTCAGATACGGAACAAACCAATCAAACTTTGATGCAAATCAAAATGTTCACGGTGTAACATCAGCTTCTGGTGATGCAACTGAAGGTTTATATGGTGCAGGAAAGTTTGGTTATTCAGTTAACGACACATCATTAACAATCAACACTGGTTCTTACTCAACAGCGTCGGTTAACTTTAGTGATGTTGATTTTGAACCTTCATTAAGTTCATCATTCTCTAACCTAAGACAAGTTATTGTCGCTAAATCAGTATTTACAAATCCTGACTTAGATGGTATTAGAGCTTTTGAAATTAGTGGTTCTGGTGGTTCAGAATTAGAAGCAACTTACCCAGCTTATACAAGAACAACTGGTTCAAACATTGCTTTTATTGTTGACCCAACTTCACCAACTGGTGCCGCATCTCTAGACAACTTGTCAGTTGAGTTGGTATTTAAATACCACAAAGCTCCAACAGACACAACAAGAGGTGACTTTGAAGCAACAGCTAGTGGAACAGGTAGTGAATCAGACGCTGGTATTCCAGAAATTGACATAGCATTAAGAAGTGTCGCTATCGTAGCGAAAACTCGTAAGTTAAAAGCAGTTTGGACTCCTGAACTTGCTCAAGACTTGAACGCTTACCATTCAGTTGATGCTGAAGCAGAATTAACATCACTATTAAGTGAGTACATCTCAATGGAAATTGATTTAGAAATCTTAGATATGTTGATGGCAGGTGCTACAGCTAAAACAGAAAGATGGTCAGCTTTCGTAGGTCGTGAGTATGAAAGTTCAAGTGCTTCTTTCAAAAACACTGCTACAAACGCAAGTGCTTACACAAAAGGTGAATGGTTCCAGACACTTGGAAACAAGATACAATCAGTATCTAATGCAATACACCAAAAAACACTAAGAGGTGGAGCTAACTTTATTGTTATATCACCTGAAACAGCAACAATCCTAGAATCTATTCCTGGATATGCTACAACTTCAGATGGTGCAGTAGATAGTTCTTACGCAATGGGTGTTCAAAAAGTTGGTCTATTAAACAATAGATTCAATGTATACAAGAACCCTTATATGCAAGAAAATCAAATCCTTGTTGGATTTAGAGGTTCAAACTTCTTAGAAACAGGTGCTGTATATTCACCATATGTGCCGTTAATTATGACACCACTTGTTTACGACCCAACTAACTTCACACCTAGAAAAGGCGTGATGACCAGATACGCTAAGAAGATGGTCAGAAGCGAATTCTATGGTAAAGTTGTTGTTGCAGATGTAGACAAAGTGTAATAAATAACATTACATAGTCGAGTAGTAATACTTATCACGAAAAACCCCCAGTTCGCTGGGGGTTTTTTGGTTTTCGTTATATTTATTACTAGAACAAATTAAGGAGAATTTAATATGGCTCAAGAACCAATATGGCCTGGTTCAGGTTCAGCAGTTAGTGGTAATACACCATTTGGATTTTATGATACAGACTCAGCGTTTCAAACAGAAGCTCCAAAGTTTGCAGATTGGTGTGCAAAACGATTAGGTTATCCACTAATGAATGTAGAATTACAAGACAAACAATTTTATGCTTGTTTAGAGGAAAGTGTGTCCGAATATAGTGCTCAAATAAATCAATTTAACATTAAAGACAATTTATTATCATTACAAGGACAATCTACTTCTTCAAATTTAACACATAAACGAGTAACCCCGAACTTAGGTAGAAGTGTATTTTTATCACAAGCTTACGGAACAGAAGCGGGTGTTGGTGGTTTAGTCGAAGTAAAATCAGGTTCAGTTGATATTGTAAGTGGTTCTCAAACATATGACTTAAATGCACTATGGGCAGATGTAAGTGAAAGTGGTAATGCAATAGAACTACAAAGAGTGTTTTATGAAGAAACACCAGCAGTTCAACGATACTTTGACCCGTATGCAGGAACTGGTGCTGGAACAATGAATTTACTAGACCAATTTGGATTTGGTAATTACTCACCAGCAGTTACATTTTTAATGATGCCAGTTTACGCTGATATGTTGAGATTACAAGCCATTGAATTAAATGACCAAATAAGAAAGTCAGCATATTCATTTCAATTAAGAAATAATAAATTAAGAATATTCCCAAGACCAGACTCTGCATACAAATTACATTTTGAATATGTAGTTCGTTCAGACAGAGATAATGCGTTAATAACGGAACATTCAGGAAGTTCAGATGTAATTTCCGACTTTTCCAATGTTCCTTACGATAATATGAAATACGGAAGTATTAATGATGTAGGGAAACAATGGGTTAGAAAATATGGATTAGCACTAACAAAAGAGTTATTAGGTATAGTAAGGAGTAAATATGGAGCTATCCCGATACCCGGTGCTGAAACAAGCTTAGACGGAGACACTTTGAGGTCAGAAGCGTCAGCCGAAAAAGAAGCTCTTGTTACACAACTTAGAGAAATGCTTGAACAAACTTCTCGTAAAGCACTTATGGAAGCAGACAAAGATGAATCCGAGTTCCTACAAGAAAAACTAAAAAAAGTCCCTTATCCAATCTACATAGGTTAGGAGTGAGAGATGGCAAACCCACGATTTTTTGGTAAAAAAGACATAGACACTTTTGATAGGTTTAATAAAGAACTTATCGGTGATTTAAAAAATGCCAATAGTGGAATCATTGACCAGACTGTGATTGTTTATAAAATATCCGCAAGTAATACAGAAACTAATATGTATGGTGAAACATCAGACGGAAAAGTATTTAAACCTGGTGTTGAAATAGCTTGTTTAGTTGAAGCTGAAGATATGGCATATAACACAGATGAATTTGGACCAGATTTAAGACAAAATGCAACATTTTCATTTGTAAGACAATCTTTAAGAGATTTAAGTTTAGTATTAGAAATAGGAGATGTAGTTGAGTGGTTTACCGCCTATTGGGAAATCACTAATATAAATGAAAACCAATTAGTAGGTGGACAATATAAGCAACTTGACGGACAACATATTCACTCAGTCGTATGTAGTGCTAACTTGTTAAGACGAAGTAATCTTAACATTGAAGAAGTGAGAAGTATTTAATGGAACGAAGTAAAACTTTACCAAGAAACGAAGAAATCCTAACAACACAAACCAATTTTAACAGAGGGTTTGATACATCTAGAACAGATGATAATGTAAAAAACTATTCAGTTGGATTGTTAGATATTGATGCCGCTGTTATGTATTATTTTAGAGAAGTAATTAAACCAGAGGTAATAGATAATGGTGAAAAAGTTAAAGTTCCGGTTTATTATGCAAATCCAGAAAGATGGAAATCAATACAAAAACTTGGATATTTACGAGATGTTAAAGGTCAGTTTATTACACCATTGTTAATTTTTAAAAGAACATCAGTATCAAGAGAATCAAATAACGCTTTCTTAACACCTTCATTACAACCAGCAACAGAAGGTTCTAATTATACATTTAAAAAGAAATTTTCTAAAGAAAACAGATTTACACAAACTTCAACATTATTTGAAAATGATGAACCATTAGAAGAAGTTTACAATGTAACTATTCCAAGTTATGTTACTATAAATTATAATTGTATTGTATTTACACCATACATAGACCAAATGAACAAAATCATAGAAAGAATTAGTTGGTCAAAAAATTCTTATTGGGGAGAACCTGATAAATTTAAATTTAAAGCTGGTATATCATCATTTACAGACGCTTCAGAATTTGAAGGAGAAAGAATTATCAAAACAACATTTGATTTAAGTATGAAAGGATACTTATTACCAGAATCATTTAATAGTATTGTTAATACACAGAAAGAATATTCAAAAAGAATT